GATAAATTATGGGATCAGCACCAAAAGTCAAAGCTCCAAAAATGGATATTGCTAAAGATATTAGCAGTTACGTTTCAGGAATGTCGCAATCTCTGCCGCAGATTTTCACGCAAGAACAACAATTTCGTCCACAATTTCAAGGATTGAATCTTGGTGATATCCAATCGTTCTTAACTGGAGCAGGTGGGCAACAAGGAATCTTTGGTCTTAGCAATCAAGCAGCACAACAAGCTGGTATGGGGCTAGGTGAAGCTCGCCAAGCAGAACTTGGACAGATGACTGGACAAGCGGGATTGACCCGTGGGTTAATGCAAGCGTTGTCCCCAGAGCAAGCTGGCGTGGTGCAGAACTTCAATACTGAAGCACAACGGGCATTAGCAGCGTCTCAGATGATTAGCCCACAAGAACAGCGCGGATACCAGCAAACAGCCCGTGAAGGGGCAGCAGCAGCTGGGAGACTAGGCGGCAATGCAGCTATCGCTTCTGAAGTTATGGGGCGTGAAGATGTATTTGCTCGCAAGCGCGCCGAGGCAGCACAAGCAGGGCAGAATGCCTACAATGTTGCACAAGGATTCTACACTCAACCAGGTCTTAGCTTGCTTAGCAATGCGCCATTGTCTTACCAACAAGGTCAACAATTTATTAACACTGGTCTTGGAGCAATCGGCTCAGGAACACCACAGTTATTTGATACATCTGTTGGGCTTAACCTTGGCGCAGCTCAACGCTCCAATCAACTTGCTGCCGCATCTGCAAATGCACAAGCTAAAGCTGCACAACAAGCTGCTATTATGGGCTTGATTGGAGATGGAGCAAAAGCAGCGGCAAGTGCAGGTATGATGTCTGATCGCAGATTAAAAACTGACATTAAAAAAGTTGGAAAGACAGATAGCGGTCTTCCAGTTTACACCTACAAATACAAAGGAGACAATGTTGTTCACATGGGCGTTATGGCTCAAGATGTTGAAAAGGTTACACCTGAGGCAGTTGAGGAAATTGGTGGATTCAAAGCAGTTAATTACGGACTAATCAAATAATATGGCAGCTTACGGAAAAGGACAAATGCTAGGCTCAGGAATTAACCCTGAGTCATTCAAACTAGATTTCGGTGGATTCGCTGATGCTGCTAGGATGCAAGCGCAGGGATTATCTAATCTTGGGCAGAGCATCGGAGGTGCTATTCAGAACTACGGTGATGTAAAAAAAGAGCAGAAGAAAGTTGACGCTTACAACAAAGCGTCTGCCAAGTCTATTGAAGCCGCGATCACCCTAGGTAAATCCTATCAGATTAAAGGAGTAGAAGAAACGCTCAATCCATTCCTAGAATCATACAACGACCCTAACCTTAGTCCTATTGAGAAAGCAGCATTGCTGGATGAGGGTAAAGCGATGATTCCTAATGTGTTTGGTCGATTTGATAAGAATCAGGCTATGCTGATTGAGCAAGCTCAAAATGCACCTGCACCAGCAGCACCGCTTACATTTGAAATGGACTTATTAAATGTTGGTGGCGAACCTCTTGCAGTGCAAAGAGGAAGTGATGGACAGCTTTATAGTGAGGATAAACAATTCCAAATTACAAATTTGCAAGCTTATGCTGAAGGCAAACCTCCAGAAATTTATTCTGCTAGAACAATTCCCGCTGCTAATCCTATTGACGGAGCATTAAATATGTTCCCAGACATGAATGGCACTCCTGGATCAATGCCTCCAGTTGGCACTCCAAATCCACTTCTTCCCGCTCGAACTCCTCAAGATGAAGCTGCTATAAATGCTATATTAGCTGCTGGACAATTAGATCCACAAGTTGGAGAGCCTCCAGCAAGCATTGCGATACCTAAACCTGCTCCAACATATATTCCTAGATTTATTCCGACAGATAAAGAAGAAAAACAAGGGAGAATATATACAGTCGATGAAGTTAAAAAGCTTGCATCACAAGGAATTAAAGTTACAGGAACTCCATTGCCAAATGGAGACCTTTACGGAACATCTTATGAATCTCTAGCTCCACAAAGAGGAGAAGAGACAATTATTGATCCAGCTACAGGAATAGTTACAACACGTGATATTGCACTTGGTGGCGACTTAAACAAACCTCCTACAACAAATTTGAAAGAAGGTGAAGTATTAGTTGCAGACCCAAATAGTCCAACTGGAACAAAAATAGTTCAAGTTCCGTCCGAGGTAAGAGAAAAAGCTAAAAATGATTTCAGCAACTATATTGCTCAAGTTGGAGACTCTTACGCAAGACTCAACGAAATGGGCAAAGCTGTTTCTGCTGGAGAAGCTAATCCTCTGAATTATGTGTTTTCTACTGCCGTAGGTCAAACTATGGGCAGGGTGTTTGGCGAGGAAGGGCAACCATTACGTGACCAAATCAACACAATGGCACCCAACATTATCAATGTTATTCGCCAATCTACACAAATGGGATCAAAAGGCATGGATTCAAATGCTGAACGAGAATTCTATATCAAAGCAATGGGAGATCCAACATTGCCGATTGAAGCAAACATTAAAGCATTGGATGCTTTGGATAAAGCTTATGGTAAAGGGAATGCTGTTGGAGACATTCTTAAGAATTATCCAGAATTAGCTAAGAAGGTTAACTCTTATAAACTTACTCCGCCAAAAGCATCAGATGCTGTGCCAACTAGCGGGTCAAGCAACATTTACGAAAAATACGGAGTCAAATGAGCGAATTAAAACAAACTAAAGCTGACATTGAAGATGAGTTTCGTAAAATTACGGAAACGAACAAGGTAATTGCTCAAAGACTTGATGCCGCAAAAGCATCTGGCAATAATAGTGATTATGATACGTTGCTTAATGACTTGAGGTCAATGAAGGAACGTGAAGATTTCCTTCAAAATCAATACTCTGACATCTTAGAGCAAGAGAAGAAGCCAGAGCTAGAAAGAATTCAAGCACTTAGTAAAGAACTTCGCGCTCCAATGGCTAGTCCTTCAGTCAACTACTTTGCTATGTATGGACGTGGTGGTATTGGCGGAACTCCACAAGTATATGACGCGCAACAACCATCTGTCGAACAGCAAATGGCAAGAAAACGTGAACTTATTGGTGAGCGTTTTAACTTGCCCCCAAGCAAAGGTGTTGAAGCTGAAAAACTACCTACTTCACTAATGGCGCAAGTAGAAACACTTTATGATCCAACAAGTAAAGCACAACTCCTGACAAATTACTTTGGAGAAGGAAATGTAAGACCAATAGATGTCGCTGGAAACACTGAGTTCTTAATTACTCAACCTGATGGTAGCGTAAAGACAACATTAAACAAAGGAGTAGCAGAACTTGCAGGAGTAGCCGCTGAAATTCCATCAACAGCAGTAGAGATTGGGACATTCCTGGGAACACTTGGTGCAACAAAAAGCCCAGTTGCAGCAGTAGGGCTATCTTCCGCCGCTGGAGCAGGAACAGGTGCGCTTATGGATGAAGGATTAAGATACGCTTATGGTCTTAAACCTGATATTGGTGGAACAATCGCAAGACGTGGAACTCAAGCTATAATTGGTGCTGGCATTGGTGGTGTTACTGATGTAGCTATTCCAGCATTTAGAGCATCAAGAATAGGTGATGAATTTGTTAATGAGTTTGCTAAAAACCTTGAGAGATCAGCAGAAAGCTTAATGGCTAGAGAGCAAAGATTGGCAGCTAAACAAGGTCGAGTAGCTGGTGAAGTGAATATCCCACTTGGTGGTAAACTAGCTGGACCAGTAGGGTTAGAGGTTCAATCTGAACTTGCTGGAAGATACCCGAAATCTAATATCGCATCGTCTGCCCGTAAAACTCAAGAAACCTTGCTGCGACTATCAGATGATTGGAAAGCAAACATTCCAGCAAATCCAAACAATTATGCAGATATTGCATTGCAGAAAGAAGAGCAAAAAAAAGCTTTAGCTCAACAGATTGCATCGGCAACTGGACGAAATGCTAGACTTATTGAGGGAGCGTTAGATCGTCAAACAAGAGGCGCGTTAGGAAATACAGATGAACTTGGTAATATTTTGTTTAATTCTATCAAAGATGCAGAAACAAAAATTACAGACTTAAAAAATCAAGAATATGAACGTCTTTCTCAAATTGCTGATGCTGGAGGATTTAAGATGGAGGCAAGAGAAATGCTTAAAATGCTTCCAAGAATCAAGTCAAGCGTTAATGTAGGCGGATCAATGAATCAAGCTGCGGTAAAAACCGTAGAAGATGATTTAATTAGGATTAGAGACGCTCCAGTTTTAATTGCTGATGCTCAATCTGTGATTAAAAACTCCAAGAAATACCTTAGAGATTTATCAAAAGAAAAGACTACAACAAAAAAAATATCAAAAACTCGATTGCAAGAAATTGCAACTGAGGAGTTGCGAACAAAAAATCAAATTGAGAGCTTAAATAAAGAAGTTGAAGAGCTTCAAGCAATTAACAAGCCATTGAATTTCAAATCTTTTGATGGTTTTATTCGCCGATTTAGCGATGCTCGACCAGATAATGCTGTTGGAGGAACTACAAAGGACGCTTTTGGCGTAGCTATTTCTAATGAATTAAGCGGATTGCGAAGACAAATTTACGGTGGAATTAACGCTAAACTACCAAATGGAACACAAGTAAATCTTGGTGATGAATTTGATAAGGCTACTCTATTGGTTCAAGAAAGAAACGCTTACGAAAAAAATCTTTTAGGATCAGTGTTAAAAGAAGCTGCTGGCGAGCAATCAAAAACACCTAGAGATATTGTAAGTGCAGTAATAAAAGAGCCAGCTACTATTAACAGGGTTGTAAAATCGCTTCGCGAGCTTGGACAGCGCGACCCCAGCAAAGCAGGAGAAGCTGACAGAATCCTTGGATTGCTCCAGCTGGAATACATGAATAAGATTGGCCTCAAGCCAAGTTTGCGTGGAAAAGGAGCGAGGACTATTGATGCAGACCCAAACATGGTAAAAGCTCTTTTTGGAGGACAAGCAGATGCTCAATTAAGAGCAATTTCTGATTTGAATAACAACCTCAAAAACATTGGCGATCTTGGTTCAAGCAAACTTACAATGGATGATTTGCAAAAAATGGGGCAACCTCTTTCTGAAGTTGACAGAAAATCTCTAGCAAAAACAATAGCGAAGAGGATTCAAGCAGAAAAAGAAGAAGAAGCACTAACACGATCAACTATATTCAGTCTTGCGCAAAAAGGAGACTTTAAAAACATTGATGCAGATGCTCTTTCAAAATCAATATTGTCTCCGTCAAGCACTATCAAGGACACTCAATATGCGATGTCTCAACTAAGTAAGTCATCGCTAGAGTCAAGAAATCTTTACAAAGGAGATTTCAAGCGAGAACTTCTTGATGCTTATTCAGGTGGCGATCCAAATGCAAACGTTCCTTTCAAAGCGATTTTTGACACGAAGAGATTTATGAACGATTATCGACCATCTAGCGGTAACGTGACTACATTTGCCAAAAAACTACAAACCGTTCTTGGCAAGGAAGAAGCTGATTTCCTTTATGACTTGGCTGCGACAGCAGAAGCAAACGCTATTGCTGACGTTGCAAAAACAGGATCTTCTTTCAGGATGATCGGGAGTCCACAAGGAGCGACTGTAATCCTTCCAATTCAAAAGATGGTTGAATCCACTAGAAACAGATTCATCACTGCGATGCTTTCTTCTGGAGTCAATAGTAATAGCCTTAAAACTGCGCTTGCACGAAACGCTATTCCTGGCAAGGCTAATGACGCATACAACCAAATGGCAAAGCAGATGTTTTTGACTAGAACTGGAGCAACAGCACTAGCACACCAAGCATCTAGTGATCCAGAGTTTTCTGCTGAATTGATTAACATGGCGAAACAATTTGACGCAAAACAACTTGAGGAAAAACAAAGTGCAAATTACAATCCTGAATTTGATAGATTAAATCAAAAATTTGACCTTCAACAAAAACAAAACTTGAATTCTGGGTCAAAGTGATATTCGATCCCATTCGCCATGAATGAAGAACAACTCCAGAAACTGAAAGACAATTACTACGATGATCGTCCCGACAAGAGCGAGTGGTTTCTTGAGGTAAGAGAACGTGCTAAATTGCTGCCACGGAACAACATAGAACATTACGCTCCGCATAAGGCTGCATTAGCATTGTTTCTCTTATCTCAAGGAGCTAAGATTACTGAAATATCTAAGAAAACTGGAGTTGGTAGGGAGACTATTCGACAACTAGAATGGCGGCATAACGACACCCTAGAGACTAAGCGCAAGGAGTTTTCCATGCGTTACGCTATCGCAGCGCAGGAATACACCGATCTATTGTTTGAACGTGCTGGTCAGCTATTTGACGACCCTGATAGCCTTGCCAAAATCTCCCCTGAGAAGCTAGCAATCACCGTTGGCATTCTCACAGACAAGGCAGCACAGCTTACTGGCATGGCAACGACCGTGGTAGAGCATCGCAAAGGCGCGAGTCTGGACGATGCAGCAAATCTCATCAACGAAGCTAGAAGCCGAATTGCCAAAGGTAAAGTAGTCGAAGCGGAAACTGTATGATTTGGAGACAGCATCAGATACTGAAACCTCCCACGGATGAGGAGTTGATTCAGATGACACCAGAGGAGGTGTTGTCTATCCACCGCATTTATCACGAAGCGATTGAGAACGCCGAGAAAGATCCGTATCAATATGGCTTCCGTTTGCCGCACTGGATTAAAGCTGAGGAGCAGCTAAAAGAAGTCAATGAAATCCTAGCATTAGGAGGCAACCGCTCAGGCAAAACCCAGTGGGGTGCATTCTCCGTTGTCCGTGCTGCGGTAGAGAATCCTAATTCCGAGATATTCTGCTTCGCACAAACGTCCGAGGTGTCCATTCGTCAGCAGCAAAGCGCAGTCTGGGCATGGCTTCCTGAGTATCTCAAGACGAAATACACAAGCGCAAACGCTTACATTTCCTATAAGAAGAAAACTGGGTTCACGGATTCATCGTTGATTCTGCCCAATGGTTCGCAAATCATCTTCAAGACCTATTCACAATACCAGAACAATCCTACAATTCTGGAAGGTGCCGAGCTTGGATCTAGAAATCCAGTGTGGCATAATATCGGCGTATGGCTCGACGAATACCTCCTTGGTCCAGAGTTAATAAACACAATGCGATTCCGTCTTGCGACTCGGAACTCCAAAATGCTTGTGACATTCACACCTATCGACGGGTGGACTGAGGTGATTAAGGAGTATCTTGATGGCGCAACAACTATCGAGAGCCGAGAAGCAGAGCTACTTAATAACGAGCTTGTTCCATATGTCCAGAGATCGAAGAAGCTAAATGCTTCCGTGCATTACTTCCATTCACAAGATAACGCTTTCGGTGGATATGATCGAATCAAAGAGACGCTGAAAGGCAGAACACGGGAAGAAATCCTTATTCGTGCCTACGGTGTGCCGATGAAGTCACACGCTACCAAGTTCCCGAAATTCAACAAGATTGTGAACGTGGTAGATCCTGATAAGATTCCTAGAAACAACATTACCAAGTATCACGTTATCGACCCTGCTGGCTCTAAAAACTGGTTTATGTGCTGGATTGCAGTGGATGAAACTGGGACTATGTGGGTTTATCGTGAATGGCCTGGAGTCAATGTCGGCGACTGGGCTGAGTGGCGTGGTGGTAAATGGATGCCTGGAGAAGGAGCGAAAGGGCAAGGCTATGGCATTCGCGACTATGTTGAGCTTATCGAAGAACTAGAAGGTGAAGAAGAAATCTTTGAGCGATTGATTGACCCACGGCTTGGTGCTGCAAAGTATCAGGTGCAAGATGGATCATCCTCGATTATCGAAGATTTGAACGATGCTGGTATGGTTTGCATTCCCGCTCCAGGTCTTGATATTGATGACGGGTTACAAGCGTTGATTGGCAAAATGGCATGGGACACATCTAAGCCGCTGGATGCAATCAACCGTCCACATTTCTACATCAGTTCCGATTGCGAGAACATTATTCAAGCATTGTCAGAATACACGGGAGATGGCGGATTAAAGGAAGCTTGGAAAGATCCCATAGATGTTTTGCGCTATGCTGCAATCTCAGGAATAGATCATGTTGACAGTTCCGTCAGTTTAGCCACAATCCAAGGAGGTGGAGGTTACTAATATGAATACAAAAAAAGAAGCAAAGAAACGAGGTCGACCAGCAAAGGTTGTTGAAGAAATTGTGCAAGACATACAAGAATCGCCATTGAAAGCGTTGATTGTAGGCATCTGCAATAACCCGACATGGTTAAAAGCTCGGATCGACGGATTCAGCGTCAACGTAAAATGTCCCGCTCAAATATCAAAAGGCTTGCTAGGAAAGCAAGTTAATGTTATTCTCGTCAATTCCGAACCTGAGGATTACTACCAATATACAGCATGAATGACATTCAACAAATTGAAGATGAGTCCCTTGTTTATTTAGACAAGAAGCCTGATATTGGTGCGTTATCCAATGCTTACGACACCTGCCTAATTGATCTAGATTACTACTTTGAATCCTGCCTACGCTCTTACAACGACCGTAGAAACATCTGGGATGGCAAGTCTGATGACCTACGCAAGAATGGAGCTAATGCTTTTCCGTGGCAAGGCGCATCTGACCAAGAGGTAAACGTAGTTGGCGAGCGCATCGACATGTATGTTGCTTTATTTGACCAAGCGTTATCTCGCTCTCACATCAAGGCGTTCCCAACGTCTATGGCAGCAATGCCAAAAGCAGCGGTGGTTTCTGGCTTCCTGAAATGGATGCGAGCATCCTACATTCCTGACTTCAAGCGTCAGATGGAACTTGGTGGTAACTATCTCATGGAGAAGGGCATCATGGTTACCTACGTTGGTTGGAATCGTGAGAAGCGCACTTACTTGCAAAGCGTTAGTCTAGAGCAAATCCAACAAGCATCGCCTGATCTTGTAGAGTTAATTCTCAGTGAGCAAGATGACGAGATGTTGCTTGAGTTAATTCAAGACTCATTCCCTGATCTTTCTACCAAGCGAGCGAAGAAAGCAATTAAAGACCTACGCAAGATGGGTGTTGCTGAAATTCCACTATCACGCCAAACTGTTGACTGCCCAATAGTCTATGCTTGCGCTCCCGATGGCGAAGTGATGTTCCCATCTTACATCTCAGATCCACAACGCGCACCATACATGTTCTGGCGAACATTCCTCACGGCTCAAGAGCTTGAGAAGAAGGTGACGAACGAAGGATGGGATCGCAAGTGGGTAGATAACGCTATCGAAACCCTTCGTGGTAAAGACTCCATGTATCTCGATGGCGAGAAAGTAAAGACTCAGACTCGCTTGCCAATCACCGATGACAACGATCTTGTTATGGTGGTCTATGCGTATCAGCGTCTAATCGACGAGGATGATGGTTCTGAGGGCATTTACTGCACTGTGTTTCACCCACAAACAGATGGCTATGCCAAGCATGAACTGCTTAACGGTTACGATGACTACCCATTTGTGGTAACTCGGTTAGCTAACGACCAGAAGCGGATGTATGAGGTGCAGACATTCTCTGACATTCTCCGTGGTCCTCAGATGCAAATCAAGACCGAGCGTGACAGTCGTATCGACCGTGCGTCTTTGGCAACACTTCCACCAATCATGCACCCTGCTGGTCGCCCACCATCGGATTGGGGTCCTGGGCGCAGAGTGCCATATCGCCGACTAGGTGAAATTGCATTCGGTCCAATCCCTCCGCGAGATGACGGCTCTGTAGAAAGCGAGCTTTCCATGCGTGAACAAGCCGACCGTGCTATCGGGCTGGATCTTACAAATCCGTTATCCACTGCGCGTCAGCAGTATTACATCGGCAAGTTCCTTGACCACGTTAAAGACGTTCTTACGATGGCATGGAAGCTGTATCAGCGCATGGGTCCTGATGAAATCTTCTTCCAAGTTACAGGGAATCCTAATCCCCAAGTAATGACCAAAGGAAGCCCAGATGAAAACTATTCAATCATGGTATCATTTGACTCCTTAGCAAGTGATCCAGAAACAGCAGAGACTCAGTTGAAGAATATGGTATCGCTTACTCAGCTTGATCGCAATGGCATTCTTGACATCAACAAACTGCTTGAATTTGCCGCATCGTCCATCAATCCAATCTTTGCTGACTACGTTCTGCAACCCGTTGAGGAAGCACAACAGAAGATTGCGAAGAACGTCACAGATGACCTTTCCAAGATCTTCTCTGGCATCGAAGTTCCTGCACAACCAAACGGAGCGCAGATTGCCATGCAGATGGTTCAGGCATACGTTCAGCAGCCCGATGTTGCCGCTAGAGCGCAGCAGGACGAGGCTTTTGCTGCTCGCTTGCAGAAATATGCCAGTCAGTACCAATTCCAGCTACAACAGGCTCAGAACGCTGAGATTGGACGCATTGGAACAGCACCTGCTGAAATGGGCGGAATGACTACTCAAGGAATGGAACAATGACAATAGCTGAAAGAATTTCTGCCGCATTAGGTTTAAACAATAAACTTAAGACTTTTTTGGAAGATCAATCCAAAGGAAAAATGTTTTATGGGCGACTAGTTGAGCGAGTTCCAGGTTCTTTAGCTTCACAGCCAGAAAAAGGTCAACGGTCTGCTGTTTTTCTTGACTACCCAAAAATAAAATCTGCAAAACTAATTCCCGAAAGCCAAAGGGCTTCAACAGAAGAATCCTTTAAAAAAGTATTTGAAAACGCTGACACCCCTCTTTTTGACCCGGTAAAAAAAGGAGGAGTAATTCCAAGGGTTTATGATCTTAGCTTTAGAAATCAATTAAATAATCCATTAAGCCGTCTTGATGTTGTTTCTCCAGAAGAAACGCTTGCGAAATTTGAAAATCACGCTTTGTCAGGATCGGTAAAAGGTCTTCAGTTTATGACTGGAATAACGAGTCCAGACAGCATAGGTCTTGACTATTCAAAAACTGGAGCCAAAGCAATACCGACAATTAATGTAACAAGCGAAAAAAACCTTAAAAAATTAAAATCAAAAGAAAAAGATAAAAATTACAAAAAATTTATACAACGTTTGATTAATGATCCGGGGTCTAGTCTTGGGCATGAGTTTGAACACGCAGTTGGCGATGGCAATAAGATGTATTTCACCGATGGCAAATCAGCACTTAAACGTCTTGCTTACAGAGAGACTCCTGCCGTTTTTGCAGAAATGGCTCATCAGTTAAATGCTGTAAAACCAGAAAGCTATACAGGCTTAAAAGCTATAAATATACGCCCATCTGTTTATAGTGGCACTAAGGGCGAAAAAGGTAGCGGAGTTTCAGCGGATTTCTTCAGAAGATCATCAAAAGAACATTTTATTAACAAAGGGCGGTCTATGACTGACCTGCTTTCAACGCCAGAAGGCAAGCAGTTTTTATCTCAGCAAATGGGAAGAAGCAAAGAAAACAAGCAATCAAGGGATTTAGCTAAAAAATTTAACCTTGACCCTATTGAGATTGAAAAAGTCCTTGGTTATATAAATCAAAAAACAAATATTAAGCGATAAAATTAGCAAGATCAAAATGAACTCTTCAAAAATAAACAACGTGACAACTCAAGGAATGGAGCAATGACAATATGAAACAAGGACTCTATTCAAACATCGCAGCTAAACGCAAACGTATCGCAGCAGGTAGCGGAGAAAAAATGAACAAAGTTGGCAGCAAGAAAGCACCAACTGCAAAAGACTTCCGCGAATCAGCTAAAACCGCCAAGAAAAAGTAATGGAAAAAAGATTCAAAAAAGTAATCACCAACCCTGCTACTGGTCGTAAGAAGACCATCAAGTATGGGCAAGCAGGTAAAGCCGCAGACGGTGGGGATCGTATTCGTCCTGGCACTGCCAAAGGCGATGCCTATTGCGCTCGATCCAATGCAATCAAAGGTGACTGGCGTAGCGATAAGAACTCACCAAACAGCTTGTCTCGTAAAAAATGGCGTTGCAGCGGAAGTAAATCAATGAAATAACTCTATGAAAAAAACTAAATCATGCGGCAATGATCGCGAAAAAATGGAACGTAAAGGAAAAGGCAAAGGTTACGTTGAAATTGAAATCAAGATGGGCAAGATGCCTAAGAAATCACCTAAGCGTAAATGACACCACTACCCAAGCCAACTATTGTCCAAGCTATCGAAGCTCTATCCGACCGTGATGAGTTCAAAGCTATCATCCAGTTCATCCGAGATGAGCGTGAGCGTTTTTTCGGTGACCTGCGCCAGTGCGTAGAGCCAAACGAGGTTATGAAGATCGTCGGCAGTGTCGCTACGCTGGACGAGCTTTTGATCCTATTGAAAAAAGAAGATTGACATTAACTCTAGTTTAATGTTGCAGAGTCCGCTGGGGGGATATTCTTGCAGATTTCTTTTTACTTCTAATCTTCTGGATGTAATTTGAATGACCTCATCTAGTCTTTCTATCTCATCAAGAAGTTCTTTTTTAGTCATCTTTTTAAGCGATTTCCAACCCACCTTTTGTGGTCTTAAATCATAATGGTTTTGATTCGTTTTCATTTTATTTTTAATTATTGCAAGAATAATACTCAATATAGTTGACATTCGTCACTATTCTGCTTTTATTTTCTCGCTGTGTGTTTTCAGCGTTCTGTGTTCCAAGAACCCGTAGGGAAATTTAATCTCTACGGGTTTCTTGTCTCTGTGAATCACTCGTATAAAAGAACTGTTTTCAGTCCGTAGTATTGCGCGTTCACATAGCTTGGATCAAGCGGATGAGCATCATTATGAGCTAGTTTTTTGTCACGATACTTGTAAGCGTTGATTGCTTCCACAACGTAGTCGTTGCCGATCTCTAGCTCTTTTTGCTGCCATTCCTCGCAACGCTCCAGCATTACTTGCGCTATGGATTCGTCACTGTATGCCGCTGCTGGTTCTTCGTCGGCAAATAGGATGTGTATTGTTCGGTATGTTTTCATTTTGTTTCTGTGGTTAGTTTTTTCGCTACTGCAATAACTCTGGTCAGGCGTGGGTGCATCATGCTTGCGCCCTCATGCCTGCCAATCTCGTCGGTCAAGTTCCGCAGTGCTGCCATCGCCTCGTTAAGCTCTTGCTCTAGTTGCTTGCTTTTAGCTTCATGTTCCATCGACTCAAAATGTCGCGCATTGGAGGAACTTATCGCAGCCGTCAAACTCGCGTCGAGATTGTTGCGTTCTGTCGTCACGTCGTTTAGCTCTCGCTCTAGTTGGCGTGCGAGATTCGCCATTCGTAACGCTTTTGTGTCCCAGTTGCCGTCATGACTAAATGCGTTATCTGTTCTTGGTGTTTCTGATTCTGTATTCATTGTTCTGTTGGTTATTTGCTTAATCTAGCCCAAAGAAAAAGGACTAACACAAGGAGGTCGAAATACCTGTGCTAGCCCTTAACTCCAAACCATGATTAATGGAGCAAAATTTACAACGATGAATTCGACCTCTCGTCGCCGCGAATTTACACAGCACTTTTCAGAACG